AATATGCTCACAAATGTGAGCTAAAAGCAAGGCAAAAATCTGTGGACTGCTCGCAACAACGGGTGTTTTCATAAAACTTATGTGAGATGCCATATGAGCATCGTGATCTTGTTCTTGAAACGCTTGAATGTTTTGACCTGCAATCGCTCTTGCATTTTCTATAGCAGGATCAGTAGGCTGTGGGGGTTGAGGAGGAGGCAGAATTGCCTCAATGTTTTGCACGCCCACAGCCTCGTACATTCTTTTATATGCTTCATACAAGTTATGTATTCCTGGATTAGACTGAGCTAGTTGTAACTGAGTTTGCGCTAATGCCATTCTTTGAGCTGTAGAAAATATATTAGGATCGGATACAGGTATTACATCTACTCGGTCATCAAAATCCATTTGTTTTATCATCGCTTCTGCACCAAAAACATTATACGGATAACTCGGTGGAAGAGACTCACCAAATACTTTTGCTAACATTCTAAACTCTTGTTTTTGCGCATAGTGCATTCTTTTGTGGATCGCAGACATTACTCTTGAGCCACGCTCAAGTAATGCAATCGTTGTACCCACTGCGGCATTTTGTTTGTTCTCGCCTACCTGCATATCTGCAATTGCTGCAAATCTTTGACCTGCTTGTACCACAAATCCTAAAAGTTGCATCAATGTAGCACTCGGCTCTTTGTAAGGTAGAGGTAGAATACTTTCTTTTAATGCTCCGCCAGGAACATCAATATCTCTAAACTCTCCGGGCGATAGTGGTTCATCAGAGTCTCGTATTCGTATACCTCTTGCTTTAAATCCAGCAGGTAAATTAGCTAGAGTACCTGCATCAATTAACTGTCGTAATATAGAAGTGGCAGATCGTCCAAGTCCACCAATCATATGTAATAATCCAAAACCGTAAAACCCAAGTCCTGGTAAAAATTTATAATGTGAAAAGTATTGGAGCTTCTTAAAATATTCATCGCCCTCTTTGTAGTTTCTACGGATCGATAACACCTGACCACTTTCTAAGTCTAGTATAATAATATAAGGAAGTTTAATTCCTGTTGGCTCTCCATCAATCGGACTTTTATGTTCAAACCCTTCAAGGTCTAAACTAGTATGTACTTCTAACAAGGTGTAATCTTCATCGCTTCCGTTTTTCTCTACACCACTAATTTCTCTTTCTTTATTCTTTACTTCATCTTCTTCAGAATATGGTTGTAACTCTACATCTCTATAAAAACCTGTCGCCTGATGAATTTTTATCTCGTTACCAGAAACACGTAACACATGTGTTACTCTCGTAGCAGAATATAAATCTGTCGCATTGTACGGTACCACTAAATCATCGGCAGGTACAAAACGAGATACGGCTCTGTCGAGTGTCTCATCAAAATATACTTTTTTAAACGCACTACCTGACAACGGTAAATAGAATAATAATCTGTCTAGTTCAGGATCGTACTCTTCCATAACATGGACAATCTGATAATTCATAAAGTCCTGCACTCTTTGTGACTGGCTTTCTACTTCAGAAGTTGCCGCACCTAAAATCTGTGTTCGCACTGGCCCACCTGATGGCAACAGTTCTTTATACGCTTGTGCTTGAAACTGTGTTACGGCTTCAGATATTAATGGGTGTGTTACACCAGAGGAACCACGAAATGGCTCTTCTCTTTCTTCATACTTAATGCCTAACAGCTCTAGTCCTTCTGCGTATGAATTTTCCCAGTCCTGTCTACTTTCCTTATCACCCTCGTAATCAGAAATTAAATTGTTTGAAATCTCTTCTAAAACTCTGGCATCAATCATCTCGGCAAGATTAGCATCGTGCTCCTGTGCCATAACCTGTTGTGTTGCTCCTTCGAAGTTGACGACAACCGAACCATCCTCTTCTTCTTCAATCACTTCAATCGGACCGTCCTCTTCTCCTTCTTCTGGCTCTTCTACTTCCTCTTCTTCACCTTCGACAACGAGCTCTTCTCCCATCGCTGGCATCGACTTGTCTATCTGACTTGGATCAATTTTATCTGCCATACGTTATCCTTTCTTTTTTCTGGTTACTGGTTGTTGTACCGCCTTCTTTGCACTCAATAACCCAACCCCTGCTTTGCCAATGCGATATCCAAAGCTTGCGGCTATACTAATATAAATACAATTAGCAAACCAATCAGGAGTAGAAGTATCGAGAAAAACGAACCCTTCTCGAACATACTCTTGCGTCCACGGCAAGAAGCAGGCAGTAAGTACGGCAATAAAAAAAATCGTCCACGCCTCGTCTTTCCAGCTGCCCCCCATCTGCTCCGTGAGGGAGCGCTCCATGTCCAGTTCCCCAGTCGCTTGTTTTTCATATACCACCGCCTTTGCTTTTGCTTGTGCTACTTTAGCTTCTGTTTCGGCTTGTTGTTTTGCCACTCTTCCTTTTAACCAAGAACCTGCCAAGTCTCCTACAAGACTTACCGCGGAACCTAATATTGGAAGTGCCATACTTTTCTCCTAGTAGTATTGACGAAAATTAACCCTTATACTTTCCTCTTCTTCTTCATCGTTGTCAAGCCTTATGAACCCACCCTTACGATATCTTATAAGAGCCATCGTCATACTATCTACATAATCGTCATAATCACCATTTGGAAATGCCGCCACTTCCTCCACCACTTCTTCGGCAAAACTTTTCATTGGCGCCCACACTTTACCAGACTCAAATAACGGTGCCACCATATGCATACGGGTATGTTTGTCTCGTCCCTTGCTCGGTGTATAATTCACCACGGGTATTCCCATATTTCTCAATTCGTCCGTGAGCGGTGTACCACTGGCCTTTGCCTCGATTAAAATCATATCTGGATCCCAGTACTTATACTCTTCTTTTGCTTTTGCCTTCAACTCAGGAAAGTCCCATCGTCCACGTTGTGCATCCAGTAATATCAAATGCTCATCCTGTCCTTCGTTTGGTCGAAATACTCCCCACGTCGTAATCGCAGAATAATCCGCGGTCTCTTTTTTACTAAACGCTGTATCATAACTTTGCATAATATAACTCAACATCGGGATCTCTTCCTTCTCCCACACATTCCACCATTCTTTTTTTATAATCGCACCTTCGGAGGCTACAGGATTTTGTTGCCACTGCGCATTCCATTTGCTCAAAGACAACGATGCCTTGACCTTTAACAACTCATCTTTTTTCCAGAACTGTGGCCACAATACATTATCACTGGGCAATATTGCAGGAAACTCTATCACGTCCCATTTATCCGATAGGGGGTCTGCTGCTTGTGCCTTTATCAATTTGCCAGTCAAATCTTTTAATGACCAACGGGTCATAACAATAACTATTGACCCTCCAGGTTGTAAACGTTGACGAGGACCGGATGTATACCACTCATAGGCATTTTCGAGCGCCGTTTCAGAAAGGGCATCTTGTTCTGAATGCGGGTCATCAATAATAAGTAAGTCAGCTCCACGTCCAGTAATCGCACCGCCAACTCCAGCTGCGTAGTACTCGCCCCCTTCACCAGTCTCCCAACGACCAGCGGCTTTAGAATCCGAGCGCAACTCCACATCAGGGAAAACATCTCGATATACCTCCAACTCCATAAGGTTCCTCACCTTACGTCCAAAGCGTACCGCAAGCTCTGCCGTGTGTGTAGTCTGAATAATTTTTAAATCTGGTTTCTTGCCAATTAACCATGCAGGCAATAAATAACTTGCAAATTCAGATTTCGTATGTCTGGGTGGCATATTGATAATGATCCGTGAACCAGGGGTCGTGGCCAACTGTTCAAATTTCTTTGCCACCTTCTTATGATGCGCCCCTTCAATAAAACCATCGTAACAATGTTTGACAAAGTTCATAAATTTATTCTGCGCTCTGTCTCTTAGTCCAATCTTTCTCTTTGCTTCTTCCAAGGCTAAAATTTCTCGGAGCACGTCCTCTGAAACATTGTAGTTATGCATTTCTAAAAATCCATCTCCATATAGAAGATCTTATAATCGATACCACGGTAAAAATCAATGCTATACCTATGTTCTCTGAAAAACTAGGATACAACCCAAATAAAGGGAACACCGTCATTTGAATAAGTATCGCTAAAATAAAACCACTTCCTACATCTATCACACTATGAAAAAAGTGTTTTCTCAATTATACCCCACACATACCTTCGTCACATATGTCATTGAACATATCTAACTGGTCTTTGTACGGATCTAAATCTGCCTCTTCCAACGGTACATAAGACTTGTGTAAAAAAACTTCGTCCTCTGGTTTTCTCGTAGCGTTGCGTAACGTTTTATCCAGGTCCACCACTTCCTTCCACATTTTCGGATCGTTGTTTTTTATATCTAACCAGAAGTCGTTTGAGTGAAAAGGACAAAAGGTACACGCAGATTTTCTCGGTAATTCATATCCGTGTTTCTTCATCCACTGCATACAGTCGCTTCGATTAAAGCGTTTGTCAAAGACCAGTGGATAGTGGTTCGTGATGTATGGTAAACGACTCTCCTTACAACGAACCATTTCATCTCTCGAAATACCAATGACCATTTCCACCTTTGCATCTTTAGGAACTCTTTGATATTTTTTCAAACCTAACAATTCTCTTATCTTTTGATAAATGGGTTGTATTTTATAGTCGTTGGTACACTGACGCATAGTAAAACCCTTCTTACCAGTTTTCTTATTGATCGTGTACAAAGGTATTGGAAGAAAACTATACTTGTTCGATAACATATCTTCTTTTAAGTCGCCCCTTGTTACAATGTGTATGGGGTATGAAACAATGCCTTTAAGATATTCCAACCAGTCATAAACATAGTCGGGTTCGTTTTTTGTGTCTGCGAATATTGCACAATCGACCATAGGTAGCTCCTTATGGTGGATCATTAATGCTACTGTTGAACTTTGTACCCCTGCTCCGAGGGATAACACTCTGAGAGTTTTGTTTTCCAATTCTTTATCCTTTCTATCTTGTATCATACTCATATTTTTAAATATATCAAATTATATGTCGAAAACACTGCGGGTGGGCGGGTGGGTGCGCAGCGCCCCCGTCCAATGGTTGATGGGGGGTGGCAAAAATTGTTCGTTATCTTTTTGCCACCGACTTTAAGTACCTAACTTAATTCACAATAAATAAGATAAGTTATAAATACAGAAACAGTCGCAAATATAAAACTGATTCCATATACTAAGACTCCTATAAATATTTCTAGAGTACTAGCAAAATAGAACAAGTCCCAAGCGACGACTCCTAAAAGAAT